TCGACATATGTTGAGAATTGGTCCGAAGGATGTCAAGTATTTAAGAAGTCAGCTGACTTCGAAGCATTTATGACAATTTGTCGTAAAGCAGCTGCTATCCATGGTAAATCATTTACTTATACATTAATTGAATCAGCGGATATAAAATAATGAAAACAACTACATTAACAACCGCGGGGATATATTCAGTGAGTACAATTGCAGCATTCATCTGCACTTATTTTTTCAACTTAGCAATGGCAAATTCAGATCAATATTTGGCATTGGTTGGAGTGGTAATGGCAGATGGCTTCTTTGGCGTAATTGCTGGAGTAAAACGAGAAGGATTTCAAACCTTTAAAGCACTTAAAGTTTTGAAAACTTTAGTAAGTTGGATTATTCTTCTTACAACGTTGTTAATGGTAGAAAAAGGATTTAAAGGGACTAGTTGGTTAAGTGAGACCGTTCTAGTCCCTTTTATTATATTTCAATTAATTAGTGCATTAAAAAATGCATCAATGGCAGGCTTCATTAAAATGGAAGCATTGAATGCAATTCTAGACAAAGTAGATCTACATAAAGGCGATCGTAAATAATTTGGATGTAATCATAATATTCCTTATTATTTATTATGAACTATAAACACATCGCTGCTTCTTTCTTTTTATTTTTATTTGGGCAAATTATAGTATGGGTTCAAGTTAATGGACCTTTAATTTGGCCATGGGCAAAAGAATATAGATACCTATTGATGGTATTAGGTATACCTATAACATGGTTGTTTATGGAAGCAACTAAATTCTCAGTTTCAGGTTTTGAAAATTTGTTTTGGCCCGGCAGATTTATATCATTTACTGCAGGAATTTTTATATTTACTGTTATGACATATATGTTTCGAGAAGAAGCAATTAATGTAAAAACTGGAATATCTTTAGTATTAGCATTCTCACTTATTTTAGTACAGCTATTTTGGAAATAATGATATTTATAATAGATGCTAAAAGAATATCATACACATAGTGAATTGAATCCTGCAATATGGGAAGCAGGTGAATTACGTCCTGGTTTGCAAGAAGGATTCATGAAAATTGCAAATAAATTTTATGAATTTTTAGAAATTGATACCACATTACTAGATGTCATCTTAATTGGTAGTAATGCAAATTATAATTGGACTAAATATAGTGATATTGATTTACATGTAGTAATTAACTATATGGAAGTTGGTGATAATTTGCATATGACAAAAAATTATCTTCATTTAAAAAAAGCAATTTGGAATCATAATTATCCTTTAAAATATAAAGGTATTAATATAGAATTGTACGCACAAGATATGAATGAAGATTTACATTCGTCGGTTGGTATATATTCTATAACTCATAATAAATGGATAAATCGTCCGAAAGCTGATTTGATATCAATTGATGATTCTTTAATTGAAATGAAAGCTCAGCCATTTATTTGGGAGATTGAAAATTTAAAAGAAAATAATCCTAATCTAGAAAAACGAATTCACGAAATATTATTACGTCTTCGAAACTTAAGGAAATCAGGTTTAGAAGCAGAAGGAGAATATTCAGTTGAAAATTTAGCATTTAAATATTTGCGAAATAAAGGTTTGATTGATCGATTGAAAGAATTGTTACATATAGATGCAATGAAGCAGATGACACTAGAAAATGTACAATTCGAATCAGTTAGTGATATGTTAGCAAAACATGTTATGCAAGAAAAACTTATGACTACGGAAGATTGGAATCATGTGATGAAACATACGAATGCGGTGCACGATGCAATGGGCCAATGGAAACACCCAGGTAAGTGTACAATGATTCCAAGTAATAACATTACAATGAAACAAGTTCCACATCAAGTATTAGGAATTGATGATACAGGTCATATGCAATTAATGCAACCAGAACAAACATATACATATCCAGGCACACAAGTATTTGAAATACCTAGAACACCTCAATGGCAAACATTAATGATACAATTGGCAAATAAAATTAGAAATGGAGACCGCTATGTCTAAAGGATTAGGTAGTGATATTAAAAAAATAACTAAAGCTACAGGTTTAGATCAATTGGCAAAACAAATTGCTCAGATATTAAATGAAGACTGCGGCTGTGACGAACGTGCAGAATGGTTAGATGAAAAAACCAAAAATTGGCCTATATATAAAAAAAGGAATATAAATGGCGATAATAAATAAAACCGGTATTACTAATGGCGGCACTATTCAAGCAGAACACATTACTAGAGCTATTGATGCATTAAGTGGTGTTAGTACAGATACAATTGTAGCTACAGGTTCATTTAGTGGTTCTTTAGTAGGTATAGCAACTAGTGCATCATTTGCAACAACTGCATCTTTTGCAGCAAATGCAACTAGTTTTCCATTTACTGGTTCTGCAAGAATTACTGGTAGTTTAGCAGTTACTGGTAGTACAACATTAAATGGATCACTAGGAGGAAGTATTACTGGTTCTAGTACGATGATTATGAATTTAAGTACATTAGGATCATCAGGTAATTTCATATTACCAACTACAGAACCTTCTACACCAACCCGCGGCAGTGTATATTGGGACTTTGCTAATAATTATTTGTATATATATAATGGTTCAGCGTGGGTACGAGCATTATTTGCTGTAGGAGGATAAATATGAAAAAATTAAATGAATGTAGTTGCGGTTGCGGAGGCGATGGCGGGTGTAATGATGAAAATGGCAATTACATGTTTTTTGGTAATTTAAAACTTATTAAAAAGTATGTAGATGCAATGTTAGAGATGGATGCTAATCAAGTTCAAGAAATATTAAATGATGGACATGATTGGGCCGCTGATCATATTGCAACATCGAAAGATGATGTACAAGAAGTTGGCGATTTCTTAATGAATGAAATGCATCATGATGCAGAAATGAATTCATATAATATGCAACAACCACAATTTGTTCCTGCAGGATTTAAAAATCATTTAAAACAATTAATGCCAGAACGAATTGAAAAAACAGAAGCGGGTTATTTTGCTACAACTGAAACTGGTCGTCGTTTATCTAAACAAGCTAAATCTAAAAAGGCAGCATTAGCTCAATTGGCAGCAGTTGAAATATCAAAAAATAAACGAGGCAAGTAATGCAGTTAAAACATCTATTAATAGAAGCTAAGACGGGTTGTCCGATTGCAACACAAGATATACATGTTAATTTAAAAAATAGACAACATGCAATAGATGAATACTATTACGGTCCAGCAAATCCAGAAAAACCTGGCAAGTATTGGAAAGATGCTGCAAAGCGTTGGAAGATTGATGAAGCAACTGCAAAAACCATGAAATGTGCAAATTGTGCAGCATTCGATGTTTCGAATAAGATGTGGGGTTGTATGGCTAAGGGCATCGAAGGCAATGAAAAAAATATCGATGCAATGGCTACTATCGAAAAAGCCGATTTGGGTTATTGCAACTTCCTTCATTTTAAATGTGCCGGCAGCAGAAGTTGTACTGCTTGGGTTACTGGAGGTGCTTTAGATGATAAGGATTTAACAAAATGATGAAACTTAAAAACATATTAACGGAAAATAACGTTGTAGATCCAATGTCTTTAGCAAAACCATTTTTTAAAGAGTTTTCAAAACAAATGAAAACATCTGCTAAATTTTCATATTTAGGATTAAAAAATAAAGAACATGTGTTTAGTGCACCTATAGATGATTTAGGTACATTGAAATTGATATTTTCTAAAGCTGAATTCGTAGCAAAAGTTTCAGATACATATGCATACTTTGGTATTGTATATTTACTTAATGGATTAGAACAATTCGATGCTACGGTTTGTTTGATACAAAAAAGCAAAAATTCATTTGAAACTAAATTGTTTGATGATGCTGATTCTGATTTTAATAATTCAAAAACAAATTTTGCAAACATAATAAAAAACATGATGTGATGTTAAGTTATATTTCACATAAACCAATATATTCAAACATTCAAATAACAAAACCATTACCAGAAGATATTGCAGAACGTGTATTATTAAATGGTACATGCCATGTAGATCATGAAGGTTTTGATTTGAATGAAATTGAACAAGAATATCATAAACATAATGGCATTTCTTTAGAGCACGACACTACTTGGTATAAAGATGGCGATGCAGCAAAAGGAGCGCATGCAATTATTCAACCATGGTTGATTCAACAAAACACATCTGAATTGATATTAGATCATAGTCAATTTGTTTTTAGATATCCTATTGCTGGCGATGCAGCAGAACAAGTAAAACGTTATTCTAAACAGCGACCAGAGTTAGTACGAATATTAAGTACTAGTTTCAAATGCGGTCTGGATCTATGCATAGATTATATTAATGAAGATAGAGTTCAGCCTGTAGTTCATATTGAATGGGATTATCCTAATGTACAAGATATGTTAGTTGATATCGACTACGTACAAACTATATTAGAATTTACCAATTGGGACGAAATCATATCCGTTATTAAACGATTTAATCGATTATCAAAACATTCGTTAGATGCATTTCAACAAGCTGATTTTAGATCCATGTTGTTATTTGGTTGTAAATCATATAAACTGATTCCTACATTGTAATATTTATTAATATGAAATTATACAATTTATTATTTGAATCCAATCAAACTAACGATAAGTTTGAGGAATTTGCAGAAACAAGAGGCAAAGGAGCTGCTAAGATAGCTTCTACTGCTGAAGAAAAAGGCGGATTAGCATTATTAACATGGCATCATTTCAAAGTAAAAGCTGCATATTATAAACGAGCTACTGCAGGTAACTTTGATATTGATTCTGCAAAAAAGGAATTTGCTGAAACTCTTAAAAAGATTTCATTGGATATGACAGCAATCGAATTTCAACGTGAAGTAGGTCGTTTAGAAGTATTAGGTGAATTGATTATACGCGATAAAAAAGGCAAATAATGATACGTTTGAAAAGCTTATTGTTTGAGTTTGATTTAAATGAAACAGGCGAATTAGATAAAGCTAAAGATATTGTTACGGGGTTGCAATCGCGAGGATTTAGTTACACCGGGGCTGTTGCATTAGCGGGTAACATAGCTCATGAATCTGGATGTGAACCTAATACTACTGAAGAAGGCGGTACCGGAGGATATGGATTAATGCAATGGGATCCAGGCTTTGGACGTAAACAAGCATTAACTGCATTTGCAAAATTCATAGGTAAAACAAAGAGTAGTTTGTCAACACAATTGGATTTCATGAAATGCGAATTATTAAATGGATATCTATGGAACGGTAAACCAGTACCCGGTATTGATAAATCATTAATGTATTACAAACAACGAGATGGTTCATACAAAGGTTTATCAAATGAATATGTTAAAAAATATGATCGTAGTATAGTTGCTGGAGATATTGCTGCAAGTGCTGCAAACTTAATGGATAATGTTTTCAAACCAATAGCAGGAAGCAAACAACAACGGATTGATAATGCTTTAAAGATTGATAAATTTATAAAAGGTAAATTACCAGCTAATACTAATACAGCTACAGCAAAAAATACAACTACTACAAAATCTAGTATTAAATATAACATGTATCCGAATCCAGCAAAGCCCGGAAATATGATTACTATAAACGTATCTGCAGATATATTACCATTAGATTCAGTCGATTTAATTATATATACAAGCGCCGGCCAGTCTGTTGATCAACATCATTGGGATAATGTACAACAAGGCGTATTAAAATTTGAATCGCCAACAATGCCTGGGACGTATATTTTAAAATTAAGCACTGGAGATTCTAATACAGATCATGATCTTAAGTTAATGGTTATGTAAATTTGGATATTTGATTCGATTTTAATATTATAAGTTATGTTCGATGCAAATTTTATAGAACGTTTATTTATACGATCAATTGACCATATGATGACATCAGAATGGGAATGGCCACCAGAATGGGACTATGCTCGTAGAAAAGCATTTTTAAAACATTGCATCGAATATGCTGAACAACGAGAAATGTATGAACAATGTGCGGTTATAAGAGATGTCGAAAAAGAACTTACAGACGAAGAAGCGGGGAACATATAAAGTAGTTATGCATAATGATAATCATAATACATTTGATCATGTTATTGATAGTATAATGGATGTATGTGGATATAATTATTTGCAAGCAGTTCAATGTACAATATTGGTACATGAATCAAAACGATGTCCAATTTTTGAAGATAAATATTCAGAATGCGAACATGTTGCAAAATTGTTAAGACGAGAAGGTTTAAAAGTTACAATAGAAAAATGTTAAAATATTTTATAAAAATTCGAATTGGCTTATTACATGCAACATATCATAGAAATATGAAACGTGCTGATAACGCTCGAAGTCACCATGACATTATTAAGTTCAAAAAATATGTATACGCCGCGGAAGATGCTTGGCGTAAAATAGTTATACTAACAAATAAAATAAAAACAAATGGGTAGAAAATCTGCGCACACGGGCGAATCGCCAAAAGATCGTTCAATTAACATTATGGATAAGTTCATAACAAAAAACATGAACAAAGAAAAACATCAGATTCAAAAATCTGGTCGAAGAAAAGATCCAAATATTCCAATTTATATGTGGCCATTGAAAGATCAAATTGAATATTGGGAAAATCGTACAGATGCAGATAGGTTTGACGATTCATATCCTGTTTATTCATTTTGGATTATAGAAGTGCAAAAACAATCAAAAGTTCATTCATCATTTTTTACAGATAAAGCAATAAAACTAAAAGATTTGTTGCAACAAATGTATAATGAAAAAACTATGA